TGGATACATGACTCCGAGCTGTACGAACCATTGTAGAAATCTGGTTTCTACTCTGATCAAGCAATCCATCTTGGTAATTAAGCGCTTTCTTGCCTTTAATTCGCTGAACAATCTGCTGATTAGTCTGGCCTTTAGATAAACCGTCTCGAATAGTTTGCTCTACTCGTAATTTTGCATCATCCGCAATCTTCTCAAATAGATAATCAAGTAGTACACCACCACTTAAAGGCGTTTTCTTTGCCTTGTTGAATAGCGTCTTCCCATTTGGCTCTATTTTGCGATTAGCGATAGTTTTAGCCTGATATGTGGCTTCGTATACCGCTAATGCTGTAGCGCTTACTGTGAAGCTCTCAAGCAATCCAGAAGCTACACTTGCCTGCCAAGTCTGAACTAGTGTTCTTACTTCTTTTAAAGCTGGCGTTGTGTATTGCCCTGACATCAATGCAGTCTTTTCAGCATCACTCAAGTCATCTAGCAAATCTCTTAATTTAGAAAGCATTTCGCTAGAGAGTGAATCAAACTGACTTAAGATATTATTGATTTCAGTAGATGAGAGCCGATAAAGATAAGCTTGATGTGATATCAGTGCATCAAGAAGTGCTTGTTGTGACAACTGGACGTTCATTTGTCACTCCTGAGAATTAAACCACCATAGGTCTATTAGTATTTTCAGTCTCAATTCGTAGCTGCTCTTTTTCATAGCTAATTTCTGGCACTTTTCCAGTTGTAAGCAGCTCATGGAATGTTTCCATACTCATTCGATTAGCAAGCACCATTTCCCAATAGAACTTAAGCGTATCAAGGTCAATTTTACCTTTAGCAAAATCTTGCTTAATGGTGAGTTTCGCCTTAGATCCACTTCCGTAGTATGCCGCACACCATTTAAGCGCATATTCCATCGCCTCATTGGTATTTGCTACACACAAAGAAAGGACACTGTACTGGGCAAGCTTTTCATTATTTGATTGGGTAGCTGTCTTGTTGACCTGCTCGGTCTCAAGAATCTTTGCTCCCATCGCCTGCATGTACTTTTCTTTAGCATCCATAGCCTGCTTGGCTAAGGTGCTTTCAGTAACTTGCTTATAGTCAAATGATGAGCCTTTTGGAAGCATTAGAGGGTTTTTAGAACCTAAGCGAACTCCATTTTTCTGCAACCAGTCACGCCAACCTTCATCAAGTTCATTAATGACCGGTTGAGCTTGTCCACAGATAAATACCATCTCTTCATAGCTTGCGCTGTTCTGATAATGGGCTAGGTTCATCGTGACGATTGGCTCTAACGGGATTGGGTCAATATTCCAATCATTAGCCAAAGACCCCAAAGGAATAAAAGGGATTTCATTCCATCTTTGGTTTAATGAATTTGTTGGATAGAGAATATCACCGCCCTGTAATTCCCCTGACTTATCTGTATAAACCTGAACGTTATATTCATTATTTGCGTCAAGTCGAAGAACACGATAAATATTGACTTCTTTCTTAGAGAACTCGTCCTCTGGATCCTTTTCCGTAGTCTTCTCATGCAAGACAATAAGTTCAGGCTTATAGACCGAACCAACTCGCTTTAGACTCCAATTGATAATACTCAACGACTCATAAAAAACGATTGTTGGCCGAATGCCTAAGCTCTCTGCCTGCTGCACAGACACATTGCCATTAGTAGTTGGATAATCTACGAATAAACCGCCACGTGCATGTTTAAGTTGACCTTGCAAAGCAGATTGTGCAACTTGGTAAATTGACTTACCCGTACCATCTGCATCGTATTTAAGAAAATCCATTCCATCAGGTTCGAATGTTGGATCCTCAGCAAATACAACGCCGACCATCTTGTTTAATGTGTCTTTAGCAATCTCGTAGAACACAGCACGGGTTAAGTACGCCAAATAATATTGATCATTCTGCGTTAAGTCAGACGATACATTGGGTTTTGGTAAATAAAGTTCGCCACGTTTTTTTACTTTGGCAGAACCATCACAGACATCGTCGATAGTTTCCCAACGCTTTTTCATGTCTGCATAAGCTTGATGTTCAGTATTAACTGGCATTAGTAAACCATTCCTATATCTAGTGATCTTGCAGGACGAATAATCGGGAAGCGTTTAGCAAGAGGATATCCGCCAGCATCTCCCACATGGTCCAAGCCTGATTTCTTATCTGGCATTCCAAAATCGTCATAAACTTGCTGCTCAAAAGTTTCTGTGAGTCTTGGACATTTATTTGTATTGACTAAGAGTGTTCGCTCACCATTGCCATTTAAGATCAAAGCATTTACTGCATTAATTCGGTCTTTAATGTTCGGGTTTGTTGAATTTACTTCCACCCTTAAACCTTTCTGTCTCAATATTGCATGATCAGATTCGCTACTCTTTTTCGATGAAGTAGCTTGGCCTGCCGCATCAGGGATAATTGTCATCTCATGGTTTGGGAACTTTTCAATCAAAAGATCAGCCATAGTTGGCGTATCACGAACGCCTACCAGCTCATCTAAAGCTCTTGGCTTGCCATCTCGAATGACATAAACCACAGCAGCCATCTTTAAGACGTTAAAGTCCATACCAATGAGCAAAGCCTCATTAGGTCTAATTTCTTCATCTGTGTGGTTTAAGGTTCGGTCGAAGTCTGGATAAACTGCTCCGCTCGTTAAATTAACAAACTGCCCTTTTAAGTAGGCTGAAATCAATTGAGGTGGGTAAGACTCAAACAATGATGCAATGTAGTCATCAGGAAGATTGGCTTCATTGTCATAAGTAGATGCCTGAATCATTCCATATAGAGCACGTTTAGCATCACTTAGGTTTGCTTCCTTAACAAACTGTTCATGAGTGAACTTAAAGCCCTCTGGCGTTGTTGCAACATCAATACCGTTCAACAAACCAGCTTGTTTATATCGCATACGAGCAATGATCTTACGCCAAGCTTGTTGAGCCTTGACCTTTGTCATCACATCAAGCTCATCAATCAGAGCATGACCAATCTTAAAACCTACAATAGTGTTGGGCTTTTCCATTGAACGGCAGATAATTGTGCTTCGATACTGACGTCCATAATAAAGATCCACTTCTTTATTTGATTCATAGATCTTTGTCTTTAATCCCCAATCGAAAGCAACTTCATCAATAGTGGGAAAAAAAATATCCCGGATCTGCGGATACGTTGGAGCGAAGTAACCCAACGGCACCTTTGGAAATGACCAAGATTTATCACAAAGACTTGAACAACCTACCCAAGTTTTACCTGAACCAAACCCTGCAACAAAAGCTCTAAACTTATTTGGCAATTGGAGAAAGTTAGCCTGAGGCACATTCAGTGTTGGATTGATGTTCGGCATCTTTTTTACTCGCATCTACAACATGAATAGTCACCTGCACTGGGGTTACATCTTCATCTTCTTCTGGATTAAGTTCTTTTTGGAGTTTCGCTATTTCAAGCTCTTGTTTCTTCACTTGAAGTTCGCTTATCTTATCCAATCCAAGCAACTTAGCTTTACCCATTGTTGCTGCAACTGCCGCAGACACCTGAACCCGCTCTCCTTCAAATGCTGCTTTGCGTGCTTCTTCTAATTCTTGAAGCAAGTCGTCTACAGTCAAATTATGGCGGGTTTGATGTTCCTTTCTAATTAGCTCAAGCCTTGTGGTAATCTTGGGGTTCTCAAGTAATCTTTTAGCCTCACGGTTGACCGTGTTTTCATTCATTGAATCCGCATCGTAGGCTTGTCGATACGCCTCCGAAGCGTTCCCCAATTCGATAAACAATTGGCAAAAGTTCTCTTGCTTCGGAGTTAGTTTTAACTCCGCCATAAATCTCACCCATTAAAAAACCCTCCGAAGAGGGTATTATTTCATTCTTCAAATGTTTCTGATCGTCCACCAGTTATACTTTCAGGCCTCTGGCGAACATTGAAAAGATATTTAATATTCAGTTCACAACCGCGCTTGAACTTAAATACCGCTACTTTTTGATTGATAAATTCATACTCAACTAGACCATATTTTTCTTTGTTGTCCTCTAAGAAGGCTTTATATGTTTCTAGTGTTGGCTTTTCCATTTTTTATACTCAATGATTAGTTAAGTTGTTCTTATATCAAGTAATGTCTGAGTATTGCAAATCATCAGGAGATTTAAGAAAAACACCTAACTCTTTAGTCGCATAGGCTTGGATTAATCCCATGTATTCAGAGAACTGCTTTGTGCTTAGTCTTGTTGTGGAGGTTTCTCTAATTACACCATTGGCCACTGCTTCATATTGTTCTGACTCTGATTGCTTGAGCATTGTGATTGCATGGCACATCTCGGCATATTCTTCATCATCACGCCTTAAGATGTGAATTAAGAACTTCTTTTTAAACTCAAAATGACAATCTTCTTTGTCCTGCCCTGTCTTATTCTGTATTTCCTGCATCCAATCCCAATACAAAGCATTTTGATTTAATGAACGCTTGGTGCTTTGAGGCTTAATGGTTACAACCAAAGGCTTCCCTTCACTCGCTGCCTTTGCATGATTATTATTGAGATAGCCAATTACATAGTTGATGTCAGAATGGTTTTTGATGACGAATCTAGGTTCCATTTCAAAACACCTTATCATCTTTAAGATTAAGCATGCGCTCTGTTTTTTCTAACATCTTGTCGAACCATTCTTTAGATTCTACAAGTCCCATCCCTCGATACTGGTCAAACCATTGATGGCAGGAATGGCACAAAGGTATTGTGTATTTATCATCTGCTTTAATCCCCTTGCCTTTACCATGTTCACTGAAATTAGAATGAGCCGCTTGTGAGTGAGGATAGCCGCATCTAACGCATGGTAGCGCTCTTATTTCGTTTAGCCTCTTTGTCGAACGCATTTTCTAGGTTCTCTATTCTGGTTCTGAGAGTATTTACTTCACGCTGGCATTCAGTCTTAAACGTATGGCTGCTGAATAAATGGTTATAGTTTTCTAACCGGCTAAGATTACGTTTATAGATTTCTAAATTCTTCTTCGCTTCGATTGTGTCCATGTTCACCCCAAAAAAGAAAACCCCGCAATCGCAGGGCTACAAACACTTAATCTTTCCACACTTTCTGCATTCTTTCTGATTGAACATGTCGGATTCATATTCCCAAACATGTATGCAAAAGACCTGCTTAATTATTCGGAGCATGTGGACCTCCAAAAAAATAGCCCTACGTTTAAGCATCGACTAGAAATCCAGTCCAGCACATCGGAATCCAATGTTCTAAGCTCGTAGGGCATAAAAGCAAAAAGCCCACGATTAAGTGAGCTTTTAAATGACAAGTGACATATGCTTGTAACTCTGCCACTCTATCACATAATTTACCCTACGCGTTTAAACGAGTCAACACTTCTTCAAACTTTTCATGAACTAAATCATCATCTCTATAGCATTCACCCATTCCAGCAAAACCAATTTTTGGAGAATATTTAAATTTTGATAAGAACTTGTGAATCTTCTTTTCCATATCCCAGATTCTGGAAGCCCTTCCTTCAATTTGCTTTATAAGCTCATACTTGTACGGCATCTTGGAAATAGTTAAAAAGCGCTGCTCAACAGTTGTTGCACAAATACCGATCTTTATAAACGATTCTTTTTCTCTAAAACAACGAACAAGATAAATACTGGAATTGCCATGATATTTTTCACTACACAATTTTTGATACTGTGTCTTGCTTAAAGGGCTTAAGAAGCAATTTGGACATCCCTGACCTAAAAGATGCGCGCTAGCTCTTTGTTCAAAGAAACCATGTTTGTAGCACTTAATTTTTACTTTTAAAGTAGACTTCACATATACAGTTTCAGTGTAATCATATCTATCACCATGCTTCTCCCTGCTTTTTCTAACAAAGTCTTCTTTTGTTAACTTCGCCTTGGTTGAACATTTTGAGCAAACCATTCCACGCATATGTCGATCAGCCCTTTGCTCAAAAACACCATGAACTTTACAAATTATAGATACCTTCCCAAATAGTCTCTGGAAGTTAGTTATTGAATAATCATACTTGTCGCCATGGATTTGTTTGCAATTTTCAATATATTGCTCCTGTGTTAATTTTGTTCTTGAACTTTTTGTTTGCATAGCTTCCGCTATGACAATAGAATTGCTTCCAGTCATTTTGTTGCCCTTTTAACGATTTGATTAGAGCCATATAGGTGTTGGTAGCACCTGTATGGCTTGCTTAAATATTATACCATAAAAACAATTAAACTCATGATATTCTTAATCTTTTATCATGTGCGTGAAGAAAAAATCTTGCACATCCAACCATGATATTTACCTGAGCTTTAGACTGGTTTGTAATGCCTGCCACCGCACTTAAAGATCGATTTTCGACCTTATGCTTAATCAAACACATCACTGCATACTTAGCTTGATAATCAACCTTCTCGGACCGCAGAATGCTTCGCAATAGTGTCTGCACTTGATCCGCTTCAAAATCATTAATCTCACAACGGATGTAAGCCTTACCTCTTGGCCCTTCTTTTCCAGCTTCACGCATCAACCAATAGATCTGATTGATATGCAATCCATCTGGTAAATCCCCTCCTTTCATGCGCACAGTTTCACACCAAGCGCCGAACTGCTCTAGCCATCCATCAATTGTGTATTTGTTCCAATCCATTACTGGTGTTACTACTGCCGCATTCATACCGTCACCTACTTACCAAATACCGTCATCAAAACTATTGCCACCATAAGTACCGAAAAGATAATTACTACTGCCTTGTTATGGTCCATCACGCCACCATCAACCGTTTCATTGCTTCTTCAATCCAATTGAGCACTAAGCCGCTTTGAACTTGCTTTGTAGTGCCTCGAATTACAGTCCATCCGTGAATAGCTGCAACTGAATATTTCTCACAGTCTGCTGTGTAGCCTTCGCCTCTAGTGTGACGACCATTGCTGAATGCACCGCCTTCGACTTCAACTAGGATTGGATAACCTTCAATTCGAAAGTCTGCCTTCCATCTACGCTCAGGATGGAATCTAAACTCCTGCTCATAAGCGATTTTCATCACATCTAGCTGACGGCAAAGCATTGCTTCGCCTTTGCTAACACCTTGTCTATGCTTCAATGGCACGCTAGAACGCGCCACTGGTTTTGATCTAATGCGTTGTGAGTCTTTGAATGTGGTCATTTGACATACTCCGTAATTAAACGAATAATCAAAAACACAGTTAATGTTGCCGCTATCACGCCCCAAGCAAAAAAGAATCCTCTGCCAAACCACTCCATAATTGCAGGTGTTGAAAGCTCACCGTTGTACCAACGCCATGCATACTTAATTGATACGAATAGCGCTACACCGTAGATGATTGCTATCGCAAAGTCTTTCATCCTTCCCCCTTGAGCGCTTCAACCATCGCCTTAACCGTATTTGCATTCCAAAAATTAAGATCAGCGCATTTAATTGCCGCATCCACCCGCTTTTGCAGCTCTGCTTTCTCATCTCTTAAACCAAGCAGTTTTTCAGCTTGTGTTTCAATCACTTCGTTTTGATAAACGAGCTTTTGACCTTGCTCTTTTATGTTGTCGTTAAGCATCTGATTTCTGCGTTGCAGCTCCTCCACTTTCGATTGCTGCGACTGCTGACCAGCTTCATATGCCGCTTCTATACCAAGTGAATATGGAATTACTCCTTTACTAGCGCACCACTCAATAAATGTCATTGGTTTATCCATCACACATCCTCCACTTTGCAATTCGGCGAAATGTGGTTTTCTGGTTTGTCTAGGGTTTCTAATTCCCTCGAATCCGAGGGTTTATCAATGCGGTGGCCTGCTGCTATTTCTTCAACTGGATACAAATCATTTTCAGCTAGGCCGCAACGGATGCAGCATTTACCTGTGCCATCCTGATTGTTTTGAGACCAGAAATGGTTTTGACATTCTTTAAACTCACTCATGACTGGCTCCTTTGTCCCACTGAACATCTTTAAGGCTTGGACGGAATACGACAACACAACAACCGAATGGTGCATTAGATGAAGAACCACCAAACTTTAGGCGTCCACGAATAAAATGAATTTCTCTTCCTAAGCAGTAATCTTGAAACCATCGGGCATCAGTTCTTACTGGAACGAGTGCAACTACCGTATGCCCTTTACTTGCTGTTTCCGCTGCCTTAGCAACCCAATCGATGATTTCTTTGCCGTAAGGTGGATTCATCCAGCATGTCCCAGTCCACTCTTGCTTTAGACCATCAATTTCAGGTGTAAAATAACGTTCACATTTAGCATTTTCAGGCAGAGCACAAACGTCTAAATCAAAGTTAAATACTCGATCCAATTTTTCGAAAAAATCTTGCGGCGTTGACCATACATCCGTTCTATTTTCAGCAAGACCAAACAGCTTGCTTTGCGCCATTGTGTTCATTCACCGCCTCCGTATATTGATTCGCACTCACGAATAAACTGTTCTGGTTTCATTGTTGTAATTCCTCATCTAACTGAGCAGCGAATACGTCTAACGTTTCAAGTAGATCAAGCTGCCCAATATCGTATTTA